GGTGTTTTTGCCTATTGATGACGATCTGCTGGATATGTTAAAACAACAGCATGAAGACTTTGGGTTTCAGCAGTGGGTAGCACCACGCCCCAATCCAATTGGGGGTGAGTACATTCCATACAGCCAGTACAAGCTGCCGCTTCACGCTCGTAAGCTGATGGATGAGGCTGGATTGTCAAGCGAACTGCGACTATCTGACCTGCGTCGTACTGGCACAACTGAAATGGTCGAGGCTGGTGTCGGTATTGGACAAATTATGTCGGTTACAGGACATGCTAACCCACAGTCAGTCAAACCCTATATGAAAAATACGTATGCCAGTGCAAATACTGCCTTGACAGCACGTAAAATACATGGTAGAAGCACTTAACTGCCGCACAGGAGAGATTATATATGAATAATATATATAACACTATAAGTGATATGAATGTACCAGTGGGTACTACAGTCAGGACTAAGTGTCCTAGCTGTGGTCAGCGTACATTCACCGTGACCAACAACATGGGGTCACTGGTATGGAACTGCTTCCGTATGTCCTGTGATCTCAAAGGTGGCACACGTGTGCGTATGACTGTAGATGATATACGCACCCAGCTATCCGATGCGGAGCGTTTCGTTGGTGCTGAGTTTGATGTGCCTGAGTATCTTGTGCCAGCCAATCACGATGTGATTATGTGGGCCAGCGATACGTATGGGCTGGATTCCGCAGAACTAGGTTTGCTGTATGATGTGCGTGAACACCGTGCTGTGTTTCCCATCATGCACGAGGGTAAAATGGTAGACGCTACAGGTCGCGCGTTGGGTAAGCGGCTGCCTAAATGGCGTCGATATGGAAAAAGTGGCTTGCCATATGCTCATGGATGTGGTAAGGTCGCTGTAGTTGTTGAGGACTGCGTGAGTGCCGCTGTGGTTGGTGGTGGTAACTTTGTCGGGATTGCTGTGCTAGGAACATCACTGTCTGATGCACACAAAAAGTTTCTCGCGCAGTTCTCAACAGCAGTCATCGCACTAGACCCCGATGCAGTGCGTAAGACTTTGCTGATGGCAAAGGAGTTGCGAGGACATGTTGATGACGTGCGTGTCCTTTACTTGACAGATGATTTGAAATATCGTAATCCAACTGATATGACAAACCTAGCCGACATAGGAGATATATAATGGAAGTACCAATGCTACGCAGTTTGATGGACAAGGGTTTCTACGATGACCATCGTGGTGCCAAGTGTCCTGACCGACTGTTCAGTTCAGACAATCGCAAGATCAAACAGACGATTGACAAAGCTATGGATCACTACAACCGTAGTGTCACACCCGACGAGGTGCAAGCCCTCTTCGTATCTGGAAACCCCACGATGACGACGGCGCAGAAGACAGGCTTCGATAGCCTGTTTGCCCAACTCAAACGTGAGGAGCCGATGGGCAACGACATCGCACAGGAAGTGCTGTCCAAGCTGTTCCAGAAAGTAGTGGGCGAGGACATCGCCAACATTGGATTCGACATGGTGAGTGGAACAGGCGGTACGATGGAGTCGCTGCGCAATCTGCTTGAGCGGTATGGTGACGACTTCACTCCCAATCTTAATATAGAATGGGATGATATCACGATTGAGACACTGATGGCCAAGGCTGAACTGGAAGCACGTTGGTCTTTCAACATCCCCACTGTCGCTCGTAAGATAGAGGGTGTTAGTGCCGGTCAGCTTATCGAAGTGGGTGCGCGTCCCAACACGGGCAAGACATCGTTTCATGCCAGCCTGATTGCTGCCCCCAATGGCTTTGCCCATCAGGGTGCCAAGTGTGTCATCCTCTGTAACGAGGAACCGACGCACAGGGTTGGCGCAAGATATCTGACCGCCGCTGCCGGTATGTCGGCGCGTGAAGTCAAGGAGAATATGTCCAAGGCCAAGTCTCTATATGAGCCGGTGATGAGCAACATCAAGATCAAAGAGGCATCTGGTCGTGACATGAATTGGGTTGAGAGCGTAGCCAAAACGTATCGCCCTGATGTCCTCGTGCTTGACATGGGAGACAAGTTCAAGGCAGAGGGTGGCTTTGCCCGACAGGATGAAGCACTCAAGGCTTGCGCCATCCACGCACGACAGATCGCCAAGTCATATGACTGTGCTGTGTTCTACATGTCCCAGCTTTCCGCAGACGCGGAGGGTAGGTCACAGCTTAATCAAAGCATGATGGAGGGTTCACGCACAGGCAAGGCAGCGGAAGCTGACCTTATGATCCTAATCGGCAAGTCGCCGTCAGTTGAAGGGCAGGAAGAGGACAGCCCACTACGGCACATGAATATTGTAAAAAACAAGTTGAATGGTTGGCACGGTATGGTAAACTGTGAACTGGACTATTTGACAGCGAGGTATGAAGGATGAAGATAACATTAGATGTAGAGAATACAGTCACACATCGTGACGGCAAGATGCACCTTGATCCGTTTGAGGCTAACAACAGCTTGACTATGGTGGGCATACTGACTGACCAAGGGGCATGTTACACATTCCCATTTGACCACGAAGAGCATGAGAGTGGGCATGACTATAGTGATCGTGTGCAGATGTTTCTTGATGAGGCCACTGTGCTTATTATGCACAATGCAGCACACGACTTGCTGTGGCTGTGGGAGAGTGGCTTCAAGTATGATGGTCCCGTGTTCGATACGATGCTGGCTGAGTACGTGCTGCAACGTGGCATCAAGGAGCCGCTGTCGCTTGAGGCATGTGCAGAACGCTATGACCTTGATACCAAGAAACAAGACACTCTCAAAGAGTATTTTAAGCGGGGATATAGCACACGCACTATTCCTATTGATGAACTGACGGAGTACCTGATCGCTGACCTTGAAGCTACACAGCAACTGGCTGACAAGCTAATGTATCGTCTGAACACACCAAAGGACAGTGGTCTTATGGGTACCGTTGACCTAACCAATCAGGTGGCAGTATGTCTGTCGCGCATCTATCAGCGGGGTTTCACCGTAGATCGTGATGCACTGGAAGAGGTGCGCACAGAGTTTGAGCAGGAGCGTAAGCAGCTTACAGATGACCTACAGGCCCATGTGCGAAGGCTGATGGGTGATACCCCAATCAACCTGAACAGCCCAGAACAATTGTCTTGGGTAATATACAGTCGCAAGGTAAACGACAAGCAGTTCTGGGCCACACAGATTGACCCATACATGCCTGATGATGACTTCCGTAGGCTGGTCAATGCACACACCACAAAGCTAGCCAAGACCAGAGCAACACAATGCAAGACCTGTAATGGAACAGGCTACGTACGAAAGGTAAAGAAAAATGGAGAGCCATTTGCGAAACCTAATCGCTGCCCTACTTGTGATACTGCTGGCTATCTTTTATCACCATCCAATGCCGTGGCTGGGCTAAAGTTCAAGCCCCCGTCAGCAAAGTGGGCTAGTGCCAACGGCTTCAGCACGAGCAAGCTAAACCTTGAGATATTGGAGAAAGCAGCACGTGTCAAGGGAATGACAGATGCTGTAGACTTCCTGTCAAAAGTTCGACGCTTATCTGCTGTTGATACATATCTGTCCTCGTTTGTTGAGGGCATCAAGATGTTTACCAAGAAAGATGGTAAGCTGCATGTTCGTTTGCTTCAACATCGCACCACTACAGGGCGACTGTCAGGCGCAGAGCCTAACATGCAGAACATGCCACGTGGCGGCACCTTTCCTGTCAAGAAGGTGTTCGTGTCCCGGTGGGAGAGTGGCAAGATTATGGAAGCTGACTTCGCACAGCTAGAGTTTCGCGCAGCAGCATTCCTTTCACAAGATGGAGTTGCTATAGATGAAGTATCTACTGGGTTTGATGTACACTCATATACCGCTAAAGTTATTACCGATGCTGGTCAACCTACGGATCGCCAGACTGCGAAGGCTCACACGTTTGCACCGCTTTATGGCGCAACGGGCTTTGGGAGAACGCCAGCGGAAGCAGAGTATTATTCACACTTCACGGAGAAGTACAAAGGGATCGGGGTATGGCACACCCGATTGGCTAAAGAAGCTATAAACACGGGGTGCATTACCACCCCATCAGGTAGGCAGTTTGCTTTCCCTGATGTAGTCCGCAAGGCAAGTGGGCGTGTGTCACATTTTACACAAATCAAAAACTATCCTGTACAGTCCTTTGCAACGGCAGATATTGTACCGATTGCCCTGCTGCACATAGAAAAACTACTTGACAGTATGCACTCTTGTGTGGTAAATACTGTACACGATAGCATCGTAGTTGACGTTCATCCTGATGAAGAACAAAGAGTTATCGAAGTAATTCAGGAAACTAACAGGGTGCTGCCTGACTTGATCGCTATACGTTGGGGGTTAGTGTTCAATGTTCCATTAGAACTAGAGGCAAAAATTGGCCCCAACTGGCTTGACACTAAAGATGTGTCGTGATATAACTATGGGTTCTAAATCAAAATAGGAGTATAAATACATGAATCAGATCACTACCATTGATACCAATAACTATGCTGCTATGGCAAAAGCTATGGGTATTGCAAATGAAGGTACAAGCAGCGGTAGCAAGAAGTCTAGCACTCTCGCTCGTCTTCGTATCCATCACACCCCCATCATGGGGTTGGCTGAAGTGAAGGGCAAGAAGGTAAATGTTGAGGTTGTAGAGGGTGGCCAGTATAAGCTGGAGATTCCCGATGGCCCCACCTACTACGCTTCGGCTGCACGTATTCGTCCATACATGCAACGCTTTATGTACAAGCGTTTTGTGATGGGGTCGGGTAACGCGCCTAACCGCTATGTCAAGACTGTCATGGCTGACAATCTGAACATTGACCTCAAGGACAATGATGGCGGCTTCAACTGTGGCAAACCGGCTGGCTACATCCAAGATTTCAAGTCACTGCCTGAGAAGACACAGGACTTGATTAAGCAGATCAAGAGAGTGCGTGTAATCTTTGGTACAGTTGAACTGGTTAATCCAACAGATGACCAAGGAAACTCTGTAGAATTGGATGCTACCCCCTTCATATGGGAGGTAGACAACCGTGACGCTTTCAAGGGCTGGGGCGAGGTATTCGCTACCTTTGCCAAGCAGAAGCGTCTGCCTATCCAGCATGTAGTTGATGCAGCCACAGAGGAGCGTAAGCTGCCCAATGGCAATAGCTTCTTCTTGCCTGTAACCACTGTCAACCTGACTAACATCGTGGACATTGAACAGTCCGATCAAGAACTGTTTACTGACTTCATGGCATGGGTTGAAAACTACAACGAGTACATCATTAATATCTATGCGGAGAAAGCATCCTCGCATAACGATGAAGACGATGTAGCCATCACTGATGGTCTAGCTGACATGATTGACATTGACGATGAAGCGGTAGCTTAAATGTTAAGTAATGACCCGTTCAATGCACATGGTATAAACTGGCTGTCTCCAAGTAGCATAAACACATATATCAATGACCCACCTATGTGGGTCTTGAGATATCTGTTCAAAGTAAAATCGCCTAGTGGAGCGGCAGCGGCTAGAGGCAATGCTTTAGAGTTCGCGCTAGAAAAAAAGTTTTCTGAAGGGGGGATGGATTATGCTACTCTGGAAGCAAAGTTTATGACCCTATGCGCTGAATCTATGATTGCCTTAGATACTAAGTCTGCTCAAAAAGAGATAAAAAATCTAAATAGTTTCGGAGAGGTCATTGACAAATCGTTTGACTATGATAATCTAGAAACTTATCAAGAAAAGGTTGAGGTTAAACTTAATGATCTGTCAATACCAATAATTGGCTACATAGACTTTAGGTTTAAGGACAGAATAGTGGACTTAAAGACAACAACTAGGATGCCAGCAGAACCAACAGAGGCACAGAAAAGACAGATGGCACTCTATTCTATGGCCTACCCAAACAATGAGATAGACTTATTCTTTGCCTCACCTAAAGATCATAGGAAATTTACTCTGGATAATTTGTCGGAGTATAAAAAGCAACTAGAAAAAGTTGCACACACAATACAACGATTCTTATCCATTAGCAGCGATAAGTATGAGTTGGCTTCTTTAGTCTACCCTAATTTTGATTCGTGGACATGGGGTAGTAAAATGAAAGAAGAAGCTAGGAAGATATGGAAATAGAAAGGAGAATTAAATGGATGAAAAACTTGAACTTGATGCTCTGACAGAAGAGATTAACGCTACTGAACAGAAACTTAGCGACTTGCGTAAGGAATATCGTGAACGAAAAACTGCTGGTCTTCGTGCAGCAATTGAGGCACGTAACGAAGCAGATGCTTTGATTCGTGAAGAGATGAAAGCATTAGGCACAGCTTATCAAACAAGCAGAACGTCCTTTGGCATTCCGCTATGGCGAAGCAACTAAACTGTGCCTAATCACGCAGCATTTCGTGCAGCACGAAAGTATGGTTATAGGAGTGGATTAGAACACAAGGTATCTATTTATCTTGACGAACTTAAAATAAAGTACGACTATGAGAAGTTAAAGATAGAATGGGAAGACCTT